TTTTATAAATAAATTATGAAACATACAATAAAAGAATTTTTTATAGATACAAACAAACTTAATATAGAGGAGATGAAAAATGCCATTCCAAGTAAGTCCAGGCGTTAATGTTTCAGAAATCGACCTTACTGCTTCTGCACCAGCTGTCAGTACCTCAGATGGTGCAATGGTTGGTCAGTTTTCGTGGGGCCCTTCTAATGTAATTCAAAATATTAGTTCAGAAACTGAATTGGTAAGCGTTTTTGGTAAACCAAACGCCACAAATTACAAATCTTGGTTCACTGCAGCCAATTTTCTTGCATACTCAAATTCTTTAAAAGTTGTAAGAGCATTGGGTACTGGTGCGCTGAATTCGATTTCTGGTACAAAAGTATCAAGTTCCGCATTAGATGGTCAAAATACAGAAAGTGGAGTTGACGCAACAAACGCAATTCCTTTCACTGGTGATGCTGCTGTTACGCAAGTATCAGATGGTGATGGTACAACAACCGTATTTACAATCACTGACCCAGCTGATATGACAGATAGAACCGCGACCGTTTCGGTTGATGGAAGTACTCTAACAGATGGTGTCGGATTCGTAAGAACAGGAAATAGTATTGATTTTGCTGCTGGTACATCACCGCACGGTGCGCCTCAAGCTGTTGTTGGTAATGTTGTAATCACCATTGCAGCAAGAACTCAATTTACTCTTTCAAGAGATACATACGAATCTGATGTTGTTGTTAGAATTGATACAGTAGTACAAGATGCGTCTACATATTCTTCAACTGGCGCTGTATTAACATTCAACGCTGCGCCAGCAGATGGTGCTTCAATCGAAGTTGATATTCCAGCCAGAACTAAATTTGTAGTCACTGAAACTATTGAAACTACAGATAGTCTTACTGTCAAACTCGACAATGTAACTCTTGCACTTACAACAGATTACACGGTTAGTGGACAGACAGTAACTTTTGTATCCGCGCCCACAAGTGGACAAACAGTTACACTTCAAGTTTTTAGTGCTGCTGTTGAAAGTTTCCAATACGGAACACTTGTAGCACCCATTGGTAACGAAGATGATCTTTCAGTTCATGATACTGGCCAAGGCGGTGATGCAGTATTTGGCGCACGTTGTGCCGGTAAAAGAGGAAATAATTTAAGAGTTTATTTAGTGGACTCCGCTACATTTAGCGAATTACCGCAAGCATATCAAAATCTATTTGATGCAGCTCCAGGCACAAATGAACTGCATGTCATAGTCGAAGAAAATGTCGCTATTGGTGATGGTGGATTTCAATGGAATGTTGTAGAAACACACTCTTTCCTATCAAAAGCAGGAAATGGAAAAAGAGCTGATGGAACTAATGTTTATTATGTAGATGTGATTAGAGAACAATCTGGTTTCATTTGGCCACTTAATCATCCAGAAGATCTTGCATGGGGAACAGATGTTGCAAATGGCGATGCGGCACTGCCGTCTTTGTCCGAAATGTATTATTCTCCAATGTCAGGCGGTAATGATGGTGTTACACCAACTGTTGGTACTGTTTCGAGTGCATTTGATTTGTTTGCGGATTCAGAGACAACTGACGTATCACTTCTTTTGTTGGGTGAGTGGGGAGAATTTGGTGGAAATGCAGATAACAGAAACACTATTCTCGCACACCTTATCTCTATAGTTGAGTCGAGAAAAGATTGTGTTGCGATACTTTCCGCATCTTGGGCTTCCGTTCAGTCAAAGAATGCAAGTAATGTAATTAGTTCATTTAATGATTTGACCAGTAATTATGCATTCGCAGATTCGAACTGGAAATATCAGTACGATAAATACAATGACGTATATCGCTGGGTTCCAATGAACGGTGATGTTGCTGGTTTGATGGCTCGCACAGACAGTGAAAGAGATGCGTGGTTCTCTCCAGCAGGATTTAACAGAGGCATTATTAAAAATGTTGTTAAACTTGCATGGGCACAAAATAAAACTGATAGAGATGATCTTTACAAAAAGGCAATTAACCCTGTAGTAACATTTCCTGGCCAAGGCACCGTCTTGTTTGGTGATAAAACACTTACCACTAAACCAAGTGCATTTGACAGAATTAATGTTCGTAGATTGTTTATCGTACTTGAAAAATCTATTGCAGCTGCATCTAAGTTTACACTCTTTGAATTCAACGATGAGTTTACACGTTCGCAGTTTGTAAGTTTAGTAGAACCATTCTTGAGAGATGTAAAAGGCAGACGTGGTATTTATGATTTCCTAGTTGTTTGTGACGAAACAAACAATACTGCTGGTGTAATTGATAGAAATGAATTTGTTGGGGATATTTTCATTAAACCAGCACGTTCTATCAATTTCATTCAACTGAACTTTGTCGCCGTACGTTCTGGTGTAGCTTTCGAAGAAATTATTGGAACAGTTTAAAAAAAGTATTATAAATAAAACTAAAGACCTAGAGGAGAACTAAAATGGCATTTAATATAAGTGATTTCAAAAGTCGCTTGAAAAATGGCGGGGCGAGACCAAATCTTTTTGAAGTTCAGATTAACAATCCAGTAAATACTGATGCGGATGCTCTTTCTAATTTCATGGTAAAGGCTGCACAAATCCCCGGCTCAACTATTCCAGCCATTGATGTACCATATTTTGGTAGACAAGTTAGAATGGCAGGAAATAGAACTTTTGAACCTTGGACTGTAACAATCTTAAATGACGAAGACTTTTCTATCAGAAATGCTCTTGAAGAGTGGATGGGTTCAATTAATGGACACGAAAGTGGTACACAACTGAATAATCAGTTAGTTTATAAATCAAGAGATTCTTATGTAACTCATTATGCGAAAAATGGAAAAGCGATTGCAACTTATAATTTTACAGGCATTTTCCCAACAGAATTGGGTGCTATCGAACTAGCATGGGATAATAATGACCAGATTGAAGAATATACTGTAACATTTGCTTATGATTTCTGGACACATGATGATGTGGCAGTAAGATAAGTATTTAAAATGGATGTGAGGTGAATTATATATGGCTGTCAAACTATTTGGCTTTGAAATAAGTCGTCCAAAAGAACAAGAAAGAGAACTCAAATCATTTGTACCAAGAGAAACGGTCAATGATGAGGGTTCTCTTACAGTTCAATCAAACTTTTATGGAACATATCTAAATCTAGATAATAACGCAAAGAGTGATTCCGAACTCATTGATAGATATAGGGATATGTCAATTCATCCAGAAGTAGATTCTGCAATCGATGATATTGTCGCAGAAGCTATTGTTAATGATACAGATGAATATCCTATTAAACTTCTTACTAAAAATGTAAACCAGTCAGAAACTGTAAAGAAAACAATATCCGAAGAATTTGGTAAAATTCTACGGTTGATGAAGTTTAGAGAAAATGGTTATGATATTTTTAGAAATTGGTATATAGATGGTAGATTATATTATCACATTATAATCGATCCAAACAAACCAAAAGAAGGTATTAAAGAATTAAGAAAAATCGATCCAAGAAAAATTAAAAAAATTAGAGAGATCGAAAAGAAAGATAGAAAACAAGGCGAAACAAATGTATCCCTTATTTCCAATGTAAAAGAATATTACATTTACAATGATAAAGGTATAATTAACGGAGACACTGCTGGTGGTATTCCTATCACACTCGATTCCGTTGCATATTGTCCATCTGGATTAAAAGATGGAAAAAGAAATTATGTCATTGGACATTTACATAAAGCTATCAAACCACTTAATCAGTTAAGACTTGTAGAAGACTCCGTTGTAATTTATAGATGGTCAAGAGCACCAGAACGTAGAGTGTTTTATATTGATGTTGGTAATTTACCTAAAATGAAAGCCGAACAATATCTTAACGATATAATGACAAAATATAAAAATAAAATTGTTTATGACGGTAGTACTGGCGAAGTAAGAGATGACAGAAAACATCTTTCCATGTTAGAAGATTTTTGGTTTCCGCGCAGAGAAGGTGGTAGGGGAACTGAAATTGAGACACTTCCTGGCGGATCAAATCTTGGGGAAATGGACGATGTAATTTATTTCCAAAAGAAATTATACAAGGCACTAAATGTTCCAATCTCTAGACTTGAACCAGAAAACAGTATTCAATTGGGTAGAGCTACTGAAATTTCAAGAGATGAATATAAGTTTAATAGATTTATTGTAAGATTAAGAAATTCGTTTACAGTTCTGTTTATGGATTTGTTAAAGAAACAATTAATCATTAAAGGTATCATTTCTCCAGAAGATTGGGAAGAACTATCAGAAGAAATCATTTTAGATTATACACAAGATTCTTATTACACAGAAATTAAGAATACAGAAATGATTAGAGATAGAATCACATTAGTTGGAGAGATGGCAGATTTTGTTGGTGTTTACTATTCAAAAGATTGGATACGCCGTAATATATTAAAAATGTCTGATGATGAAATAAGAGAAATGCAATCACAGATGGATTCTGAAAAACCAGAAGAACCGACCCAAGAACCATCCGATGAAAATAACTTATAGGAGTGAAAAATGAGTGATAAATCAGAAAATATAAATAATAACATCACGTCAGATGTTGTAGATAATATCGTAC